CAATTATTGTTATCTGAAGATGCGATGTTAATATATCGTACATCAAGAGCACCTGAAAGAAGAATGTTTAAAGTATTTGTGGGTAACATGAATGACGATGACGTTGAAGCATACGTAAACCGTGTTGCCAATAAGTTCAAAAGAGAACAAGTTGTGGATGCTAAAACAGGAAACGTAGATATGAGATTCAACCAAATGGCGGTTGACCAAGATTATTTTATCCCTGTTCGTGACCCTGCGGCACCAGACCCAATTACAACATTACCAGGAGCAACAAACTTATCAGAGATTGCCGATATTGAATATATTCAAAAGAAATTATTAACAGCACTTCGTGTTCCTAAGGCGTTCTTAGGCTTTGAAGAAGTTGTTGGTGATGGTAAAAACTTATCCTTACAAGATATTCGTTTTGCTCGTACAATCAACAGAATTCAAAAAAGTATGATTGCAGAGTTAAACAAAATTGCAATTGTTCACTTATTCTTATTAGGGTTTGAGGATGAATTACAAAACTTTACATTAGGTTTATCTAACCCATCTACACAAGCAGATTTATTAAAAATTGATGTTTGGAAAGAAAAAGTTTTATTATATAAAGATTTAGTTGCAGACCCAGGAAATGGTATCCAACCCACATCGTCAACTTGGGCTAAAAAACATATTTTCAATTGGTCTGACGAAGAAATTAGATTGGACTTACAACAACAAAGAATTGAAAGAGCCGTTGGTGAGGAACTTAAAGCAACTCCTACAGTTATTACTAAAACAGGTTTATTTGATAATATTGATAAACTTTACGGTAACACTTCTGGTGGTACTGCAACCGCATCCACAACAACTACAGGTGGTGAAGAATCACTTGGTGGAGGAGGATTTGAAACTGCACCGCCACCACCATCAGGTGGAGAAGAGGCGTTACCGCCACCAACCGAAGGAGGGGCACCTGAAGGTGGAGAAACTGCCGTTACACCAGAATCAAGAATGAAAAATATGAATTTGTTGATAGAAACTAATCTATTAGAAGGGTCAACGTTTTTAGATTTAGGTCAAGGACAAGATTCTTTAGGAGAAATTTCAAAAGAATTGGATAAGTTACTAAACTCCTAATATTTATATTGAAAACACACTATAATGACTTTCGGAAAAATCAAATCCATAATTGAAAACAATCTTCTTGAATCCTACAAAGATGAAAAGGAATTTAAGAAATCGTTAAAAGAATTCAAACATAATGTTTTGAACAACAAAACTATGTCAAAATTGTATTCTTTATACGACCAATTGAGCACGCCTCAATCACTAAACGAATCTGACGCCAAAGATTTTATAGAAGAAGGTGTTAGTTTAATTCAGAAATTACTGCCAAGTATTAAATTACCAAGAACTTTATCAGAGAATGTTCAGAACAAATATTCTGACATTGACGCTCTTGTTTATACAAATAAATTAAATTTGTTAGAAAGAGTAAATTCCAAAAAAAATATTATAAGTGTGTTAACTTCAACAAATAATGTTGTTAAAGAATCTATCAATATTCCATTAAAATCTATGGTTAGTATTGCTAATCAAACTTTAAACAAATATGTTGAAAATCTTGATGAATCATCAAAAAAAGAATTCCTTCAATTAATTTCAGAAGATACAAAATCTCTTGAAGATAAGTTTGAAACTATTCGTGAAAGTGCAATTAGTAAACTTAACGTTATTTTAGAAAAAGAAGAGGAATTTGAGTTAAAGACAAAATTGTCTGAAACTATTGACAGATTAAAAATTGAAAAATTTGACCAATTAAATTTTCTTAAGTTAAAAAACTTAGAAGAATCAATTTAAAGAATTTTTTATTTTTTGAACATACGACGCTTTCAATACCTGAGCTCGTCTTACAACGGATTTTTTAACAAATTCTTTTTTTTCAAATAGAATTTGATTTTGCTTAGTCTTGATAACTTTAGATTTTAAAGTTTTCAGGGCTTTTTCTATTCCGTCTTTTTTTACTTCTACTATTAGCATATTATTACAAATATCGCAATTTACTAAAAAATTTTTGACAATGGGATTTATTTGTGTTATTTTTTAACAAACGAACAAATAAACATTGACAACAATGAATCTTAATGAAAAAAGGAAAAAGTGTAAAGTTAAATCTATTCAGTCCGATAAAATCGGTGTATGGTACTGTAGATTCTAAAAATTTAAAATCATTATACATAAACATTCAATCATGGGTCTCCCCCAAATTTGACCACGACAATTGGAATAGGGTCGTGTGTAATTTAAACCGAGAAATCAAACATTCCGTATTTAATTCAATTGATACAAGTCTTTTTAAAGAAAATAGTATTGTTGATTTGGACTTAAGAACAAGTGGGATATCCCATGGAAAAAAATCATTTTTTAATTTAGAGGTTAATTTATATACCAATCAAGAATTTGATTTTAAATGTCCTGAATTAAAAGAATCGGTTAAAAAAATAGTAAGAAGTATTATTAGGGATAACGTTATTGAAAACAAATACTTTGATTTTTCAATATCAAAAACTAAATAAAGTCAATAAAGAACTCCTTTGATATATTTATCTTAAAAACTATTAATGAAGCAATTAAGAATTTTAGAAGCAAGTGAAGTCGGTCATGGTATATTGATTGAGATGGATGCGGGTTGGGTTTCTCCAAAAGACATTCGTAATTCAGAAATGTTAAAGGAGGCGGCTAACTTAGATTATAGAAACCCATTTGAGTTTTATGCGGTATTACAGAAATACGATACACCAAATAGAAATGGAAGATTTTATCCTGAAAGAATATTAAAAAGAGAAGCTGAAAACTATAAGAAGGCAATTGCCAAGGGTTTGTCTACTTCAGAACTTAATCACCCTGAGTCGTCTCTTATTGACTTAGATAGGGTATCACACATTATCACAGACATATGGTGGGATAAGAATATCCTAATGGGTAAACTTAAATTATTAACATCACCAGGGTTCCACGAAAGAGGTATTGTATCAACTAAAGGTGACCAAGCAGCTAACCTAATGAGACAAGGGGTTACAATGGGAGTATCATCAAGAGGAGTTGGTTCATTAAAAAAGGTTGGGGAAAGAAATGAAGTACAAGACGATTTTGAATTAATTTGTTTTGACTTGGTGTCTTCACCATCTACACCAGGAGCTTATTTGTTTACTAATCCTGATGATAGACAAAAGTATGATGAGAACTTAGAAGAAGAAAAACGACATAAATCACCAGAAAATTCAGAATTCCAATCCAAAGGGGTTGACTTAATGAAAAAATTAACCGATTATTTGGGAAAATAAAATTAATTATGGAAGAAAAATTTTTTGTAGCAAAAGTTCAGTATGATTTACCTGACGAAAACAGTGGTAAAATTAAAAAAATCAGAGAAGAGAAACTTGTAAGAGGATATTCTGTTACCGATGTAGAAGCAAAGGTTACAACAAAGTATGAAGGTTTCACACATGATTGGAGAATAACCTCAGTATCTGAAAGTAAAATAGATGAAGTAATTGAATAATTGATTTACAATCAAATTATTAAAGTGGTCCTTGTGACCACTTTTTTTTTGCTCGGGCATATTTATATGTGGATATTATATTCATAAACATCAAGAAATAAAAGATATATCATTCAAAAATGATATTTTTTGTTTTTTGGTAATATTTATTAGATAAAATAAATAGATTTTCTATATGAAAGAAAACAAATTAGTTCAAGAGGCGCTTATTCAGATGAAACAAGTTGAAGAAGCAATAGCCGAAAACGCAAAAGGAATACTTGCTTCTACAATGAAGGAAGAAATCAATCAACTAGTAAAAGAATCTCTTTCTGAGCAAGCTGACGAAGATGAGGTTGAATTAGATGTTGACATGGATATGTCAGCTGATAATGATGAAGTAGACATGGACATGGATATTGATTCAGATGATTCTGATGATATGGATATGGACTTTGGTATGGATTCAGACGAAACTCCAATTGATTTAACTGACGCTTCTGACGAAGAAATTTTGAAAGTATTCAAAGCGATGGGTGAGGATGACGGAATCATTGTTAAAAAAGACGGTGATAATGTTCATTTAACTGACGATGATGCTGATGTAGAATATCTTGTTAAGCTTGGTGAATCTGAAGATGATATGATGGAAGATGATATGATGTCTGATGACATGATGGAAGACGACATGATGGCAGATGATGGAGAGTTTGATGAGTCTGTTAATGATGTTATTGACGCTATTTTTAGTGGAGATATGTCAGATGTAGATTCTGAAGATATGTCTGATGACGAAGAAGTTGTTTACGAAATCACATTAGATGATGATTCTGAAATGATGGAAGAAGACGATATGGAAGATTCTGAAATGATGGAAGAAGATGATATGGAAGATTCTGAAATGATGGAAGATGATTTAACTAATGAAACCTACAAACCTAAAGGTGTTGGTATGGGTAAACCTAAATTTGATTACAAGAAAACAACAGGTGGATTTAAAGAAGACATGAAACAAGGT